TCCTTCGCAACACCCTCACGTATGAGTTCATTGTATAAATCAATTCCTTCAGCGAAGTATCTTTCAATCTCTTTTTGTAAAAAGAAGGTTTGTTTTTCGGGGATATCATCTATACTATTCTGTCTATTTTTTGTATCCTGTCTTCGTAAATCTGGTACAGGTATCTCTCCAAGTAAATTTGTGTTAGCATATCTTTGACTAAACTCTTGGAAAGTAAATGATCTGTGTCTTAGAACTTGAGCAGCAATACCTCTAGTTGTTTCTATCTCTAGAGTCATGTGTGCCTGTTCAAATACAGACCAGTGTTGATGCTTGATACAATATTTAAGTAGTCCTGCAACATCAGGATTGTCCTGATTCTTGGGGTTGCTGACTCTCGCTACGTAACCCATGGTTTCCTCTGCCTTGGGTGTCACTGTCACCAGTTGTACTGTGTTCATTATTAAATCCTTTATTTCTCCGTAGTTTTTTTAGTTTAAGATCATATCTTGCTTGGTTCAACTGCTTCTTCATGTAGTGTATTTCTACATCAGAATATAGTTCATGTTTTTTAAGTGCGGATTTGATTAATTTGATTTGGTCTTTGAGTCTCATATTCTTTGAACGCTTCTTTTATACCTTGTGTACTATCATGATTCAAAACCCAGTCTGCACAAAATTCGTAAAGGTTTCTTCCAAAACCAAATTCTTTTAATGATAAAACAGCATCTCTTCTTAGACGCATCATATCATCTGTATATTTAATCTGGGTATCCATCATCGTCATCTCTCCCTTGAGTATAAGTTGAGTTAGTTTGGTCTGCACTGTATGCATTAACGTCAGAGTATACTTCAGATTCTAACACATCTAATAAAGATTGCAAGCTCTTGACGATGTTTTTTAATTTACCTCTATCCATATTTATATCGGCACTAGGTATATCATACCATAAAAAAAGAGGGGTGTCTACCCCTCTGTAATTATTGTAGAATCTCTCTACATATTCGTTTGCATTCATTTTGTTGTGAGTCACACTCAACTAGACATTCGTAATAGTCATCGAGCATTGTGTCGTCTGATCTATCATGGTACTGCCACCCATCTAGTTGACTGCGAGATATTAAATTATGCATTTTCCTCCGTAAACTACTGTCATAATATTAAAAAGGAGGTTTTTAATTCATGACTCTACCTCTTGAATTCTACCATTATTTATTTTTTACACCTATACATTTACTATCTTTTGAAACAAAAATAAATGCCTACGAGTTTATACTCATAAGCATTAGTTGTGTATTAAGATGTGATCTTCCAGTCTTTGACTGCGTTAAAGTGGACTTTTAAATAAACCCATTTAGCGTAGTTAACACCACGATAGGTCAAGAATGCAAACGTTCTTTCTGGATCGTGCTTAACAGGATCAAACTCTGGAAGAACGGGGGAACCCCAATCTACCTTGATCCTTAGCATTTTACTACCTCTGTTGTTCTAGCAGTTGAACCTCACCATATATTATAGTGAGAAAGGCAATACAACCCAAGGATATGACCCCCACGACCTGTAGTGTTTCAACCATCGTTAAGCTCCTACCATCTTACGCTGTACTTTAACGCCTCTATACATTAAATCATGTCTTTGACGTTTAGCTGCCTCGTCGAGTACCTTCTTATTGTACTCTGCGGTGTCATAGTTAACACCTCTGTATGTGACCTGTGCCATTTGGTTTCTCCTAAAGTAATTGGATATAAAATCCGTTCCTTCAGTCAGCTTTTGCGTCCTCTTGCGAGGATGAACGAAATCCGTTCCGAGTTGGCTTACTTGCGTCCAATTTGCCATGCTTTGCAATCTGGTTCTGATACTTTGGTACGAAAGTAATCTATAAGATACTCGTGTGCATCAGAATTAAGATTCTCATCGCTGATTATCTCTATTCTATTTCTGTTCCACTCATCACACGACATCTCCCAATGAGAGGGATCATGTTCAGACAGGAGCAGTACTAGCAGTGCTAAGCTGTGCATTGGATGAACGTGTTAGTATACTAACATAACTATTTAGAAATGTCAATAAGTATTAACTGCTACAAAACTGCTTCTTAATTATATCTTAATTTCCTGACAAATAAAAATCTGTTCCTCCTGCCTTGCAAATCCTTTTTACTGTAGCGTCGTAAATTGGTGTAGGATCTGCAAAAATTAATCCTCTTGTAAAATCAAATGCTTCTCTGTATCTACGAAACTTAAACACATCGTCATAGGTATGTGCAGACACAAGGACACCATCACTTCTCTGGTATCTCATGGTCTTCCATTCAGTGGGTTCATCTAATTTTCTATAGAATATTACCCACATACCTGTTGGATATGATTTCTCTGATTCTGCAATCATTTTCTTTTCTTACCCTTTGGTGCTTCTTTTTGGTTTGGATCTTTCCACAGTTTAGGTGGTACTTTACCCATTGATTGTTTTATTGCTAGAACATTTTTATACTTATCATAATAATAATCAAATATTTCAACTGATTTATATGACATAGCAAGATCCCACCTTGCTTCATCCTTGTCACCAACTTTATATTGTACAAGGTATGCGTTGTATGGTAACTTAGCATTGTCATCCTTCTTAGGATCACAATTTTCTTTTAAGATGTTCAATGTTTGCATTAGCTTCTGTTGCCCCATTCAATGTTTGGGAATGCTTCCTCTACACATTGTCTGGTAATTTTCCAACGCTTTCCTATTTTCCTATCTTTCATAAGAGTTAGAACTTCTGCTTCACCCTTGTGTAGTCCCTCTAACAGTTGAATGAATAGAGTTTCTCTACGTGTTTGTGAAACACTTGCACCACCTTTAAAGAATAGATATAACTTTCGATACTCTTGTATGAGTCTCGTATGTTCTGTTTCTTCTGGTGCATCGTTCTCTTTAAATGGAACGTCTCCATCAGGTAACATGGAGATTACACTATCGTCAAAGTTGGCGATTAGCACAGATCTTAATGCTGGAGAGTTATGTTCTTGCAGCAATTTTATTTTCTGTGCTTTTGTTTTTGCGTTGCTTACTTTTTGTAGCACTTCATTTAGTAACAATTGCATGATTAATTATAGTCCTATAGTAGTATTTATTAGTCTTCTAAATCCTCTCTTTCCTCTAGAGGATCAGTGAACCTAACAGATAATAGTTCTTCGTTTAGAATGTATCCATTGGTGTCATACATTTCTGGGTGCATGGCACGTTCTTCTTCAATCTCCTTTGCATAAAGTTGGTCATGTTTAACTTCATTTGCTGCCCATCCAAATAGCACACCAAGTGCTAGGAAGATAAAGGATGTAGTTGCTGAGATAAAGATCATCATTGTTTCAGTCATTGTTCAACTCCGAACTAATTTTTTTCTTTTCCCACCTAAGTTCCAAGTTGAAGTAGACTTTTCTTTTTAGGAAGGTAAACACTCTGTTTATAAGTATCCCTTTACGGATAGGTTCAATAGACTTCGGTTTCGCCCTCCTGAGCATGAGTTCTATACCTTTATTTATTTTAATTTCTTCCATTAACTACCAGATGTGACTAAACCTTTCTTAAGAAATAGTTTAGCAACGTCAACAAGTCCACCAACATACTCATCATCTATTACTACGACAGGGAATCCACCCGCTTCAGGCCATCGTGTCTTAAGTTTAAGTTGATTGTCAACTCCTATGTCATTCCACTTGACTTCAGTGTATTCTACGTTTGCTCTCACCATAAGTTCTTTAGTTCTAGTACACCAGATACATCCTTCATTGGTGTAGATCGTAATATTCATGAGTTTTATTTTTATGTATAAAAAAAGAGGGTCTGTTCTAGACCCTCAGTATATCATTGACTAAACTGTTTGTCAACCAATAGATGGTGCAGTTAGTGCAACTGTTGTAGACTCTGCTGCTGCAAGGTCTAGTGGGAAGTTGTGTGCATTTCTTTCATGCATAACTTCCATACCTAGGTTTGCTCTGTTAAGAACATCGCCCCATGTTGGGATAACTTTACCGTTTACATCTACAACTGATTGGTTGAAGTTGAAACCGTTAAGGTTGAATGCCATTGTGCAGATACCCATGGATGTTAACCATACGCATACTACAGGGAACACTGCTAGGAAGAAGTG